ATGACCAGCCTCGACAACGCCCTCGACCAGTTCGCCGCCGCCGGTGGCACCTACGTCATTGACGATCCGAACCCGTCATTCACGCTCAACAACCTGTCGGTCACGCTCAACGACGACGGCACAGAGCAGTGGTCCGACGACGAGGACGGCTACCAGCCGGAGCGCGGCTCGTGGGCCGGGCGGTACGCGGCCTATCAGGCCCGTGCGGCCAGCCGGTTCCGTGACGCCTACCCGGGCATCGACGACATGATCGAGGCGACGCGGGCCGCCGCAAGCGCCGCCCTCTAAACGCACCGCGCCCCCGCCGAGAACGAGTCGGCGGGGGCGCGATCAGTCAACCCCAGTTGCCTGGGGAAAGCGTCGCCCACGAACGCGGGTCCTGGTTCATCCCCAGCTGCCTGGGGAGAGCGGGCGACACCGACAATGATACCCATGACCGACACTACACCGCAAGCCCGCTTCGCCGCCCTCCTCACGTCCCTCGGCTACGGCGCCATCGCCCGCGCGGCCCGGTGGGGCGGCATCGACCGGCGGACGCTGGAGCGGAAGCGCGACGGGGACGCCCCCGTGACCGAGTGGGACGTGGCCGCGCTGGAGCGCTTCGCCCAGACCGGGGCCGCCGAGCAGCCCCGCCTCGGCGCCGACGCGAGCACCGAGGCGGACCACGTCACTACGCAGCGGGCGTAATCAGGTCCGCCGCCACCTCCCCGAACCACTTCGCGCCCGGCTCGGTCGTGTGGACCTCCAGCCCGTCGAGCAGGTCGCCGCCCTCGGTCGTCGCGAGCGCCGTCTCGCCCTCCCGGCGGCTGAAGTCGACGGCGTCGGCGCCGCCCGTCAGCTTCAGCCGCTCGGTGCGCTCGTACCAGGAGACGTATCCGGTGTCGGCGCTCTTGCCCGCCGCGCCCGCCGCGGCCCGGCCCAGCGCGTCGATCTCGGTGGACGTGTCGCCGCCCTGCGCGAAGCCGCACAGCACGACGAACGCGAACTCCCCGAAGCCCGCCGCCTCGGCCGCCGCCTTGAAGCGCGACCGCGTCCGCTCGATCGAGGTCCGGTAGGTCGCCTCGTCGAGCGCCTGGTTGTTGAGGTGCAGGATGCCCACGAACGGCTGATCCGTGTCGAGGCGGATCGCCGAGAGCAGCCCCTCCAGGTCCTCGTCGGTGAAGCGCTTGACGTTCGCGTCGTCGGGGTCGGCGTTCTCGGCGTACTGCTGGTACTGCCACGACTCCATGCCCATGCACCCGAGGACCGGCCCCGTCGCGCGGTCCGGCCGGTGCGCGAGCGCGCCGAGCAGGTGGAGGTACGTGTCCCCCCCCCCCGCCGTGCCCGCCGAGGCCGGGGGCACGAGCGCCACCGCCGCGTAGTCGCTCGCGTGGTTGTCGCAGCTCGCGTTGGGGAACGTGTAGATGCTCCCCGGCGACGGCGCGAGGTCCGAGAGCGGCTTCACCGTCGACAGCACGTCGGCCGAGGTCCGGTCGCAGACCCGGATGTCGCCGTCGTGGAGCGCGCCCGCCGTGTGCGGCGCGTAGCCGACCACCCGGAACGTCACCGGCACGTCCGCCGCGATGTCGGCCGCCGTCAGGAAGGGCGTGTTGTAGCCGTCGGCGGGCTGCGCCTGGGCGCGGTACTGGACGCCCTCGCTGCCGTGCTCCAGCCGCGCGCTGGAGAAGTAGATCTCATACGGCCACACGGGCAGGCCCATCCGCTCGTCCTGTCCGCTCGGCTCCAGGTAGCGGAACGGCGCGTCGATGACGCCCGACTGCCCCACGTCCTGCGCCCGGTCCCAGAAGCCGCCGAGGTTGACGGTGCCCGCGCTCTCGCGCTTCGTGAGGAAGAGCCCGCGGATGGCCTGCATCCGGAGGTACTTGAACAGCCAGAACGGCACCCGGTCGGTGCTCGTGTTGGCGTAGCTGTCGCCGATCACCAGGACCAGCGGGCTCTCCTCGGTCAGGAGCCGCCGCGCCACGTCGAGGCCGCCCGAGACCGGCGTGAACGGGTCCCGCGCCGTGACTGCCGCCGGCGGCTCGGCCCCGCCCCCGAGCGCCGCGATGGCGTCCGTGTTCGCCTCGGTCGTCTCGCGGAGCGACTGCAGGAGCGGGCGCCCGTTCACGACCTCGGTGCCGAGCTGGATGCGCCGCGTGGACGCCTGCACGGTGCCGCCGCTGGGCACGAGCGACCAGTCGATCACCATCCGCACGACGACCCCGGAGCCGCCCTGCGCCGAGAGCGTCACGTAGGGCTGCCCCTCCGGGTTGACCGCCGTGTCCAGGCGGGCGACGTTGGTGCCGCCGCTCTCGGCGTCGTAGAGGTAGACGCGCCACTTGGGCGTGCCCGCCGCCACGAACGCCCGGTCGATGCGCCCGAAGTAGAGCTCGTCGTAGCCGTTCGGGTTGGCGACGATTTCCATGTCGCGCGTCGCGGCCACGGTCGCGTCCACCGCGAGGAGCTGCATGGCCGTCGCCGTGGCGCGCACGTCGTCGAGCTGCGCCTTGTCGAACCAGCGGCCCGCCGTGACCGTCTCCGCGAGGTCGGCCGCGCTCGCGGCCCGGTCGGCCTCGGTGCCCGCCGTGGACGCCGAGGCGGCGGCGTTCGTGGCGTGGCCCTCGGCGGCCGTCTTCGCCGCCTCAGCCGTAGCCACGTCGTCGGCGATGGCCGCCTGGGCGGCGGCCCCGGCGGCGTTGACCTCGTTGACCTTGGTGACCGTGCGAGCGTCGATGGTGGCCAGCGCGTCGTCGCGCTCCTCCTGCACGGCCGTCACGGCCCCCGCCTCGACAGCCGCGGCGTTCGTGTTGAACGTGCCGGTGCGGGTGGTCGCGTTGGTGTTGAACGCGGTCGTCTTGTCGGCCGCGTTGGTGTCGAACGTCTCCTTCGCCTCGTCCACGTAGGCGTCTACGGCGTCGGCGTCGATGATGGGGACAGTCATGGCTAGTCGTCGGTGGAGAGGAGGCGCGTCCAGCCATCGGGGCGGACGGGCGAGAATGCCCGCGAGGGGCCGTCGAGCGTGTGGCGACCGCCGCCGTCGTCGGTGATCGCGCCCGGCGCGTAGGCCGAGAGCGTGCCGGTGCCGTCGCCGTTGGAGCGGTAGCGGAAGCCGAGCAGGCCGGACGCCTGTTCGTGGGGGATCCTGGAGCCGGTCACTTTGCGCGTGAGGAGGGTGGGCAGTCGGTACGTCGCCGCGCCCGAGAGCACGACGCGCACGCGGTACGTCGCCTCGGGCAGCGTGTGGACCACGTCGGTTGGGCCGTCGCCCGAGGCAGGCTCGGTGATGCCGGGCCCGCGGAGGAGGTTGTCGAAGCCGCGCGGCGAGATCGACAGCGCGGCGGACGTGTCCGCGGACACGTCCGCCGCGAACGCCACCGGCAGGCCCGGCGCGGGGAGCACCACCTCGGTGTAGAGCGAGACGGGGTCGGTGCCGCCGAGGTCGTCGAGCGTGGCCGTCACCGCGCCGTCGCCGTCGGTGCCCCAGGTGACGGTACCGGTGCCCTCGGCCGTCCAGTCGCCGCCCGGCCCGAAGACGAGGCCCGCGAGCAGGTTGGAGTCGTCGTAGACCGTCGGCGTGTAGAGCGCGGTCCTGAGCAGCACGTCGACGCCGCCGAGCGACGCCACCGGAGCCGCCCGCTCGGTCGAGAGACACGGCACCGGCTCGCGCCAGAGCCGGTGTCGCCCGCGGCCTCGTGCGAGGGCCACCGCGCATACGGCCGTGCCCGCGGCGGCCCACGCCTCGATCTGGCGAGCCTCGCGCTCGCCGAACGCCGACACCACGAGCCCGCGGCCGCGCGCCCGCTCGTCGAGCGTGCCGTCGTCGAGCGTGACCCGGCCGGGCTCGGGGTCCGCTCGCTCCGCCGCCCCGAAGCGCACGTCCGCCACGTCGCCCGTTAGCCGGTCGTAGAGGACCACGCGGCCGAAGCCGCCGCGGACCTGAAAATTGGTGAGGCCGGGGATCATGGCGTGCTAGGCGGAGGCCCCGTCCGCCTCGGCGACGGAGACGAGGACGAGGGACGTGTAGCCGGTCTCCAGGTCCGGCTCGCCCGCGATGGGCACGAGCACCACGTCCTCCGGAAAGGGGGAGCGCGGGTTGCCCGAGGCGGACCCGGCCAGCGTGAAGCGTGCCTGGGGGCCGTAGAGCCCTCGCACGGTGACCACGAGCGCGCGGAGGTCGGCGCCCTGCTGGGCGGCCCGCTCGGCCGCCTGCGCGGCGGCGATGGAGCCGTGCTCCTCCCCGGAGACGAGCCCGGCGTAGTTCGTGACGGGCACCCACCCGGCCCCGTCCCACGCCTCCAGCGGGGACAGAAGCGACACCGCGACCTCCTTTCCGCCGGTCGCGTTGAGCGCGAGAACGAACGCCGTGATGGATGCGCCCTCGGCGTCCTGCAGGAGCACGCCGGGAGCCGCCGGGCTTGACGCCAGGAAGAGCGCCCGCTCGGTCGAGTCCGGCGTGCCGGGGTTGTTGTCGGTGTCGAGGTCCTGCGTCTGGCCGACCAGCACCAGCGACAGCGCGCCCGCGACGGGCATCAGTGGAACCGTCACCTCGTCCGGCGTCACCGCGAACGTGTAGGTGGTCGCGTCGTCGCCCGCGAGCTCCAGCCGGTAGGACCCCAGCCGGACCGCCGAGGCCCCGTCGGTGAAGTCGGCCCGCCGGTCCGCCACGAAGAAGCCCAGGCCCGGGGTCGGGCTGAACCGCCCGATCGGCACGGCCTGCTCCTCGCCGTCGCCCAGGTCCGCGACCGGCGTGGGGTACGTGATCGGCACCTTCCCGTCGAAGCGGATCGAGGAGGCCCGCCGGACCCGCCGCGCGCCCGTACCCGAGGCGTCCGCCTCGTATGCGGGCATCGTCTCGGTCCGGTCCGGCATCGTGCCCGAGGCGGCCGAGATCGCCGAGCCCGTCGAGGTCAGCACGCTGCACGCCAGAGGGGTGCCCACGCGAGACCGGGTGGCGACCTCCCAGCGAGGCTCCTCCGGGTCGGCGTCGGTCGGCTGGTAGACCGAGAGCGTGCCCGCCTCGGCGAGCACGCGGAGCTGCTGGAGCACGGTGCCGCCGTCGGCCTCCTCGGTCGGCACGATCTCGCGCGCCGGCCGCAGGCGCGACAGGAGCGCGTCCGCCGCGTCGTCTGGAGCCGAGATCGGGAACGCCGCATGGATCTCGAAGAAGCCTGCCCCCGCACGACCGAGGCCGTCGGGGCCACCGGGCAGGGCCATCAGCAGCCCGGCGACGATGTCGGAGAGCGGGGCGCCGGTCGTCAGCCCGCCGCGGTTGTCCTCCAGCGCCGCCAGTCCGTCGTGACTGCCCACGCCCGTCGAGGCCGCCGCGCCCGCGGAGAGCACCAGCGGCGAGGCCGTGCCCTGCGTCTCGCCCTGCATGGGCCGCGTCCAGACGGTGTAGGTGCCGCCGTGCCCGTCCGGTCCCGTGATCCGGCACAGGTACTCGCCCGCCTCGGCGTCGTCGAGGAGGTCGTCGAGGACGCCCGCGCCCTCGCGGAACGTATAGTCCGCCGAGTGAGCGATCAGTCCGCCGCCGAACTCCGGCGCCGACGCCTCTCCAAACGCCACCCGAGGCGGACCGGCCAGGCGGAACACCGGCACCGGGCCGGGCGCCGTGCCGGACGGGCCGAAGAGCGTCCACGTGTAGACGCGGTCCCGGTTGGGGCTCGTGTAGCTCGCCGTCGCGTGGGGGGCGTAGGAGGATGGGACGCTCATCCGAGGCCTCCTCCCGTGCCGCGGCGACGCGCCTCGGATGCGTTCGTGCGGTTGACCGCCTTCGCGACCGGCACGCCGTCGATGGTGAGGGTGAAGTCGGGCATCTGCGCCGGAGCCACGCTGATGTGGTTGACCGGCGCCGCGCTGGCCTGCCGAGAGCCGCCGTAGCCGGAGCCCTGTCCGTAGCCCAGCGCGAGTCCCGCCGCGACGCCCGAGGCGGGACGGCTGGTGGACGCGCCCCCTCCTGCCGAGGCCCCTCGGGAGGTCGATCCGCCCGCCGAGGCCGACCGGATGCGAGCCACGTTCGCCAGGCCCGCGAGCACCGCCGCGCTCGCGGCGGCGGCCCCGAGGCCGGGACCGACGACGGGAATCCCCGCCATCGCACGGTAGGCGGCCTGAGCACTGGCGAACGTGTCGATCACCGCCTGCGTGACCGCGAGCGCCTTGTAGGTCTCGAACGCCGCTCGCCCGGCAGCCGTCTGCTCCTGCCCCGAGTCGCGCGCCGCCTGCGCCTGCGCCTGGTAGGCCGTCTGCGCGAACGACGCGAGCGCGCCGAGGGCGTCCGACCCGATGGCGGCCGCGTGCGCGAGCGTCTCGCCGATGGCAGGCGCCGAGCGGGAGGCCTCGACCATGGCCTCCCGCAGCTCGCCGAGCTTGTCGATCAGCGCCCCGATGCGCGCCCGCTGCTCGTCGCCCGCCGCATCGGAGAAGGCCGTGTCTAGCGCGCGGAGCGCCGTGTCGATCTGGTTGACGGAGTCGAGCGCGCCGCCGCGGAGCTGGCTCTCCCACGCCTCGATCGGCAGCGGCGGCGGCTCCATGTCCTGCAAGGCTGCGTTCGCGCGGTCGGCGGCCTCCTGGTAGATCCGCTCCACCTCGTCGGACGACTCTGCCGCGAACGCCGCCTGCGCCTCGGCCGAGGCCGTCGCGATCTCGGCCCGTGCGTGCTCCCCGTCCCGGAGGATCTCGGTCAGCCGCGTCTGGTGCTCCGCCTCGGCGACCTCGACGGCCGCCGCGCGCTCGCGGGCTGTATCCAGACGCCGGGCCTCGACGAGCGCGCGGTCGCGCTCCCGCTCCGAGGCCGCCACCGCGATGGCCTCCTCCGCCTCGGCCTGCCGCCGGTCGAGCGCGATGCTCTGCATCCGGTAGGCGTGGCGGACCCCTGCGAGGGTGCGCTCGCGCTCTTCGGCGTCGCGGATGAGCCGGGCCTCGGTCTCGGCCTCGACCTGCAGCTGGGCCAGCCGCTCGCGGCTCATCCGGATCGCGTGGAGGGTCGCCGCGTCGGCGGCGTTGCGGCGGGCCTCCTTGACGACCTCGCCCAGGTCGATCAGGCGGTTGGCCAGGTCGCGCGCCTCCTCGACGCGACGCTCGTTGTCGCGTGCGGTCGTGTCGGCGCCTTCGCCGGAGGAGCCGCCGACACTGCCCGTGACGTCGGGGAGATCCGGCAGGGTCGGCGTGTCGAAGTCAGGCATGACCGCGCCCGCCCCGTAGAACATCTGGCCGAGGCTGACGAGGTAGCGCGCCCGGAAGGCATCGATGCGCGCCATCAGGTTCTCCAGCGCGGCGGTTGCGGCGTCCTCGGCGCCCTCCGCCGCATTCGAGACCCGGTTGAACTCGTCGACCACGGGATCGAGCTTCACGTCGTTGGCCGCTGCCGCCGCCTTCGACATTCCATCCTCGACGAGCCCGAGGCGGACGAAGAGGCGCCGGTAGGCCTCTTTCTCCTCGTCGATCTGAGTCGCCACCCACGACGTGGCCTCTGCCAGCGCCTCCATCTCCTCCTGTGTGGCCTTGATCTGTCTCCGGAGGTACTCCGCGTTTCCCGCGCTGACGCCGAACGCCTCGCCGACCTCGCCGATGGCCGCGCCGAGATCGCCGACCGCGCCCGCGAGGTCCACCGCGTCCTGAATCACGTCGAGGAACGGCCCGACCTGCTGCACGGCATCTGCCAGCACGCCGCCGAGTCGTCGCACCAGCTCGATGACGCCCTCGTCCTGCGCGAGCCGCTGGATCTCCTTGGCCACGTCCGAGAGGGCGCCCCGGAGCTCCATGCCGAGCACCTCCTTCAGGTCCCCGGCCGCGTTGTCGAGCTGCACGAACGGGTCCGCGATGGCCTCGGCCATGCCCTTGAAGTTGCTGTCGATGATCTCGCCCAGCAGGCGGACCTTGTCCATGCCCGTCGCTGCGTTGAACGCCGCCTCCTGGGCTTCTGTGAGCGAGATGCCGACGCGCTTCAGCGCGCTCGCGCCGGTCGTAAGCGCGCGGCCCATCAAGGCCGCCATCTGGTTCAGGTCCACGACCGCGCCCGAGGTCTTCGTGACGCCCGCCGCCATGTCGCCGAGGCGGGAGGTCAGGAACTCGACGCCTCGCGGGCCGGCGGCCTCGGCGAACGAGAGCAGCATGGCCTGGGCCGTCTGCACCATCTCGTTGCCGTAGTTGCTCACCGCCTGGAGCGCGTTCGCCGCGGCGTCGAGACGGGGCTTCCACTCCTCGACGGCGGCCCCGGTGTTGAGGATCGCCTGGGCGAGCTTGTTGTCGGCGATGGCCTGGATGCCCGCGAGCTTGATAGACTCCGCGACGAGGGCCAGCCCCTTGCGGATGGCCGCGAGTGCCGCGGCGAAGCCGAGCAGCGGCGCGACCAGGTTCCTGAACACCCCGCCGAGGCCGCCGACCTTGCTTTTCGCCGTGTCCGCGGCCTTGCCGACGCGCACAACATCGCCCTCGGCCGTCTTGAGCTGGCCGGTCTGGGTGTCGAAGACGACCGGGATTACGAGGCGGTCATTCATTGCTCATCTCCCTCACGGTCTTCGTGCGGTGCGCCCATGCCGTCGCGATCATCCCCGCCATTGAGGCTTCCCACATCGGCAGGTCGCGGAGCTGAGCCCAGCCCTCGCCGCGCGCCATCATCTCCGGCACGAACGGGTCCCCGTCCTCCTGGGGCGGCCACCAGTTCATCGCGACGAACGCCACCTCGGCACGGTCGCGGGCCCGGGCGTCGTGCATCGCGAGCGCGCCGAGCCACGTCGCGTACACGGACGCAGCGACGGACCGCAGCGCGTCCGCGTCCACGAACGTCAACGTGTCCGCGGACACCGTCGTCACGTCGACGAACGCGACCAGGTCCGCCTCGGCCAGCGCGCCGAGGTCGCACGTGTCGTGCGGCCCCTCGATGCGAAGGGCCGCACGTGCGGCGAGGTACGAGGCCGGGGTGATCGGCGCGAGCACGATGTGCCCGGCCACCTCACCCCGGCCTCGCCAGCGGAGCCACCACTGAGGGCGCCATGCGGGCACCTTACGCGAAGGTCACCGCCACGTCGTAGTTACCGGCGAGCTCCTCTGGGGCGTCGCCCTCGCCGTAGAAGCCATAGGCCACCATCGGCTTCTGGCGCTCCGTCCCACGCGGCACGATCCGGGCCTGCGTCGGGTGGACGTGGTACCAGCTGTAGCCGCCCAGATTGGCGTTGGCGACGAGCAGGTAGCCGTAGGTCGGCGGCACCGCGTCCTTGGCCGTCGTGAGGTCGGCCTCGACGGCGGTGCCGAAGACGAGGACCGTGAACGGAGAGATCTCCCCGCCCACCTCGGGCGAGAAGCCGAACGCCGGGCCCGCGAGGGTCGGCTCGACGGAGCCGATCTCCGCGCCGGGCGCGAGCGTGCCAAGCTCGACGGCGTTGGTGAAGACGCCGTCGGTGATCGGAGTCGGGCTCCAGAAGACGCGACGGGCAGACTGAGAGGTCGTAGCCATAGGGAGAGAGCGCCGGGGGGCGCGGTGGTTTACTCGAGAGTGAGGAAGAGGGTGAGCGCGTAGGCCGGGGCGTTGCCGTCGGCCCTCGCGTCCAGGCCGTAGCTCACCTCCGCCGGATCGCCGAGGCCGACGACCTCGCCAAAGGCGGTGTTGATCTCGGCCTGGCGCTCCAGACACGTCAGGAGGCCCGGCGGCGCGGTCTCGACCTGCTCGGGCAGGTAGGGCGCCGACAGCAGGGCGTGGAAGCGGGGATGCAGGTCGCCGAGCGCGAGGTCGTAGTCGGCCGCGGCGGGCGCCTTGCCCAGCCCGAAGGCCAGCTCGAGGCGGAAGCGGTCGCCGGGCGCGGGCGGGTCGTAGCCCTCCGCGCGGCCGACGGGCAGCGCCACCACGTAGCGCTCGGGGAAGCCCATCAGGTCCTTTCGCACGCCTCGCGCCGCGGACCCCTTCGTGAGGCGCGGGTCGATCTGGCTGGCCACCGTCCACGTCGGGGCGTCCGGGTCCGCCTCGGCGGCCGTCTGGAGCGTCGTCCAGGCCGCGAGGAAGCTCACCAGCGCGGCGTGCTTGTCCACGATGGAGGCGCCCACCGGGCCCGCGTGTTCGATCTGGGAGAGGTCGAGCATGGCCTATCGCCCCCCGACGTGCTGGAGGAACGAGCCCCGCGCGAGCGCCTCGGCCCGGCGTCGGATGATCGGGCGGGCGCGCTCGGCGGCTGGCCGGAGGTAGGGTCGGGCAGGAATGGTGACCTCGATCCCCTTGCCGAAGGCGTTCTCGATGGTGCCGCCCAACTCATGAATCCGGGCGTAGGGCACCACGTCGAGGTCTACGCCCTTCTCCAGCGTGACCGTGACAGCCGTCGCGTTGACGGCGATCTCGACGGCATTGATCGCCCCGCGTCGGTTAAACCCCTTGCCGGCAGCCACCGATACGGCGCCCGCGAGTGTGCCGGAGACGACCCGGAGAGGCCCCTTGTCAGAGGCCTTCCTGCGCTTCGCCTCGCCCTTCGCGTTGCGCATCAGCTGACCCCGCGAGATGCCCGCGATGGTGGCGCTCCCGTCAATGGCGGCCCGCTCCATCGCCGCCGAGAGCGAGCCCGGGCCGCGCCCGAGCCGCCACGAGGCGAGCCGGCCGACGAACTGCTCTGGGGTGAAGTCGGCCATCAGACGGAGACGTGGCGGGAGCGGTGGAGGGCCGACGAGAAGACGGCCTGGATCTCGGAGAGCGGCACCGACTCGGCACGCGTCACGCCCGCGCCCAGGTCGGTCTCGGTGCGGCGGACGCCCGCGCCGATCGAGAGCCGCTTCGCCACGACCACGGCCGCCTCGGCGAGCGCGCCGACGATGGCCCGCGGCGCCTCGGGCACGACCGAGAGCCGGGCCGCGACGAGCGGGTTGCCGTCGGGGCCGCTGACCTCGCCCAGCACCGCCAGCCCCGCCTCGTCGGTCTGCTCCGGCCGCCGCCAGCCCGAGAGGTAGCGGACCACCGACCGGTCCTCGGCCGCGCCCACGTCGAGGCGGCCCAGGAGGTCGAGCGTCACGCCCGCGTCGAGCGCCAGCGAGGCCGGGCCGACCGGGTTGAAGAACGGGCCTCCAGCGCTGCCGTTGACGTAGGCCAGATCGAAGCCGACCACGCGCACCGCCGCGCCGAGGTAGGTCCGGCTCGTCGTCTCGTGGACGAAGGCCGGGAAGCCGAGCCAGTCGTCGAGCGCCGCCTGCGCCCGCTCCGCCGCGACCAGCACGAGGCCGTCGTCGTCGGCGAGGCCGTCCACGGTGCCCTGCGCCGAGGCGAGCACGTCGGCGGCGGTCACGAGCAGGGGATCCCAGCGGCTCATCTAGTCGAGGAAGAAGTCGATGTTGGTGTGCTCGTCCGCCGTCTTGCTCTTCACCTCCACCGAGGCCACCGCGCCGACCGGGCGCTCGAACCGGTCCCCCGCACGCAGCGGGACCCAGTCGCCACCGTCGAATCGCACCTGCGCGTCGTTCGCGCCGATGTTGTCGAGGGCCACGTAGGAGACCGCCTCGTCGGGCGGCGTCAGCTCGGCCGCGGCGTTGGTCGTGAGCTGTGTTCCGGCCGTGTACTGCATCGAGGTAGGGACTGAGGAGTGCTACAGCGTGGGTGCTACAGAACGGGGCGCGGGCTGGCGATTGCGGGATGCCCCTCCGCAGCCGGCCCGCGCCCCGAGCGCCGTCGAGGCGTCGCGGGCTACTTGGCGTAGCCGATCTTCTTGAGGTAGGCGGCGCCTTCCTCGGAGACCGTGATCGCGACGCCCTTCTCGACGCGGGCGCCGCCGGGGTGCTTGGCGAACTTGTCGGGCACCTTGCCGCCGGCGAACAGGAGCGAGAGCGGGATGTGCTTGGTCGCGGTGACGGTCGCGGTCTTCTTGTCGTCGGTGAAGCTGATCGGCTTCGCGTCGGTCTTGGGGTCTGCCATGAGTCGGTGGGGATGGGGTGTGCGGGCGGGTCGCCCAGAGAGTCACCGAGGCGGGCCGGAGCCCGCCTCGGTCGGTCCGTGGGATCAGCTGCCCGTGATGGCCACCGAGAAGTCGCCCTCGATGAGCGAGCCCGGCTGGTAGGCCTTCAGGCCGAAGCGGCCGTAGGCCCGGATCGTGGCGAGCAGCTTCTCGAAGTCGTCGCTGTTCTCGGTCGCCACCATCACCTCGACCTCCTTGCGGGTCACGACCTCGACCTGGTTCATCGCGCCGACGAGGAACTTGTCGATCGTCTGCTGGGTGGTCGAGACCACCGGCACGCCCCACGGACGGAGCCCGCCGTTGGTCATCGTGGGCGCCGCCCAGAGGTAGCGGTTCTGGCTGTCCTTGAGCGTCTCGATGCTCGTCACGTCGGACGGGTGCGCGACGGCGGCCGTCGCCGGGAAGAAGGTCAGCGCGCACTGGTTGATCGCCCAGCGGAGCACGTCGAGCTTCTGCAGCGAGGTGGTGCCCGCGTCCTGCGTCACGTCGTAGGCCGTGGCCTGGTCGACGAGCCCGGAGATGTTCTTGCCGGTGCCGTCGCCGTTGAGCACCTGGCCCTCCAGGTCGTAGCGCACCATGTAGCGCATCTGGTTCTCCAGGTAGCCCCGGAGCTGGCTCACGTCCTCCAGCAGCTGGATCGCGATCTTGCCGGTGTGCCCGAACGTGCGCGTCTCGGCCGAGAGCCGGTCGAACACGAAGTCGGACGAGCCGAGCGCCGTGCCCTGGTCGGTGCCCGTGAAGTCGAGCGACTGGATCGCCACGCCGTCGGTGCGGCTGCCGAGCAGCTCCTTGACCCAGTAGATAATCGGGCTCTCGGTGCGCGTGCCCGGAAGCACGTCGAGGAGCGAGATCGCCTGCTGGCCCGGCGCGATGATGGTCGGCTCGTAGACCGGGACGTGCGTGTCGCCGCCGGAGGCCGCGAGCGAGGTCACCGCCTTGACGTCGAAGCTGCCGAGGCTGAGTCCGCGCCCGTTGAGGCTCGCCCGGAACTCCTCGCCCATGCCCTTGACGGCGTCGGGGATCTTGCCGTCCTCGAGCGCCTTGAGGACGCCCGCGTAGAGGTCGCCCTCGGCGCCGGGGCGGCCCGCCTTCTGAGCGGCCGTCTCGATCGCGTCGATGCGCTCCTGCAGCTCCGCTGCGGCCTTGGTCGCGGCGTTGATCTTCTCGATGGCGTCGGCGTTGTCGGTCGCCATCTTCTGGACCTGGGCCTTCAGCTCGGCGGTGCCCTCGCCCTGCGACTCCAGGGCCTTGATCTTGGCTTCGAGCCCCTTCTCGGGGTCGAGCATCTGGCGGACGAGCTTGTTGGACTCGTCGACGGCGGCCTTCAGGGCCTCGGTCGAGACCGCGCCGGCGGTGGCCAGCGCCACGCCCGTCTCGGTGTCGCCGTGGACCACGAGCGCGAGCACGACGCCTGCCACCAGCACGGCGCCGAGGCGGGCGGTACCGAGGTGGACCGAGAGGCCCGCGGACTGCGCCGTCGCGCCCGAGCCGTCGTCGGTGTGGCCGGTGAACCCGACGTAGTGGTCTACGGGCACCTGCAGTTCGGCAGGCTGGATGCGGTCCACGCCGAGAGCCTCGGCATGGACGGAGGCGGTCCCCGCGAAGAGGGCGACGGCCGCGATGAGGAAGGCGCGGAGGAGGCGCATGGGAATCAGGCGGCGGCGCCGCAGCTGGTGAGGGTGTCTCGGATGGAGTCCGCGAGCGCCTTGAGGTGGTGCTCGCGGAGCAGGTCGGCCGTCTCGGTGGCCGTGTCGAGGAGGCCCTTGGTGGGCGTCCAGACGATGGTGCGCTCGACCTTGCGCCAGTCGGCGCGGGCGGCGAACGTGATGGTGGAGCCGCCCTCGGCGCCGACCGCGGGCACGTCGAGGTCCACGGCGTAGTGGTCGTCGTCCTCGATGCAGACGACGATGTGCTCGGGGTAGACATCGACCACCCAGCACCAGGCGCGCTCGCGGAGGAACTCGTCGCGGAAGGCGGCCTGGATGCGGTCGCGGAGGGCGTTCAGCCCCTCGCCGGGGAGCGCAGGCCAGTTGACGGCCTTGCCCGCCTCGGTGCCGAGGTGGGGGGCGTCGGTTGTTCCTGCGAGGAACAGCGACTTGGCGGCGACGGCGACGGTGCGCGGCTCGACGGGCCGGTTGGTGAGGGCGACCTCGACGATGGGCCAGCGCTCGATCTGGCTGCGGCCGTCCACGGGCGCCGCCTTGCGGGCGCGGTGGTTGGCGCTGCCGAGCGACCAGCCGAGCGAGCCGTCGGCGGCCGCCTTGGCGACGGCCTTCTCGTAGCTCACGCGCTCGTCGAGGATGATGGACGCCAGCAGCGCGTCCTCCCCCATCTCGGTCGTGACGGGGTTGGTGAAGTCGTGCGCGGCGAGACCCTTGTACTCGGGCCGCATGGCGAAGCCGTGGTGCCACGTCGCCTCGAACTCGTCGTCGAGGCCCTTCGCCAGCCGGGGCGAGAAGAAGGTGCCCGACGTGAAGAAGTCGCCCTGGAAGTCGCGCTCGGTGCCTGTCGGGTCGTCGAAGACGGCGCACGGGCCGGTCACGCGGACGAGGTGCTCGTCGACGCGCTCGGCCTTGAGGGCGGGCTGCGTGGGCGGCAGGAGCAGGTCGAGGAGGTCGAACACCCGGGATCTGTCGAGGGGGAGCCTCACGATCCGAGATTGACGGCCCCGCGCGGGGCCATCGCTGGGCCATTGTGCTACCGCGCCGCGCCGATGCGGCGGATCTGGCGCTGTCCGATCGGGGACCATCCGTCCGTCTTGGCCCTCTCCGCGATCTCCTCCTCCATCTCGGCGAGTGCGACGCCTCGGCCTTTCGCGGCCACACGGGGGCCGTACTCGGCGACGATCCATGCGTCCCGGTCGGAGACGGCCTTGCCCGCCTCGACGCCGGGCGGCTCGTCGAGGCGGATGATCGGCGACGACGTGCAGCGGCACCGGATGATGTTACCGGGGCTACCCGCCGGGTCGGCCGGGTACATGAGCGCCTCGCCGCCCACGTCGAACGCCTCGTCGATGCCGACCTCCTGCCCGTCGGCCTCGTCGTGCTCGGGTCGCACGTTGCCGTCGCGCTGCGAGAGCCACCCCTTGGCCTCGACGCCGCCGCCGCGGAAGCTCTCCAGTTGCCCGGCCTCGAACGCACCCGTGCCGGTCGTCTGCGCGATGGCCTCGGCCTGGCTGGCGGCCATCGTCCCCGCGGCCTCGTAGACGGCGCCCGCGAGCTGGGCCCGCGTGAGGTCGCGGGCGAGCCCGTCGCGGATGATGGTGTCGAGGCGCGAGCGGAGCGTCAGCGGCACGCCCTCCGCCTTCTCGAGCAGGTCCGCGACCGCGCGCTGCACCGAGGGCCGCGTCGCGTCGAACGTGAGCCGCTGCTCGATGCGGAGCGAGCCCGCCGCGAAGCCCGCCCGGACCGCCTCGGTCACGGCAGGGCCGAGGAGCGCCAGCAGGTCGCCGAGCACCTCGTCGAGGTCGAACACCTGGGTGGTCAACACCTCGTCGGCCTTCGACGCGGGCGCGAGCCGGTCGGCGGCGGCTTCCAGCGCGCGTTGCAGAACCGCCGCGACCTCGGATTGCAGGGCCGCCTCGGCCTCGACCTTGACGGCGTCCACGGCCTCCCACTCGGCCGCGCGGAGGTCGGCCTTGAGGACGTGTCCGCGGACACGTAGGCGGCCGCAGAGCTGGAGGGTTCGTAGATGGCCGAGGGTCACGATTTGATGGGCCAGCCGATGGGGTAGTGACGACGTGCGATGCGCACGGCCAGCAGATCCTGTGCTCGGTGGATCGCGTCGGTGAAGTCGCGTGGCTCGTTCGGGTGCTGGACAGGAAGCGCGTTGTAAGCGCGGACCGCCTCGACGAGCGCGTCGTGGACGGCCTGCTCTGCGGGCGTCAGCCCGGTGTCGGGGTTTATCGTCACGCGGCCTTTGGTCATCGGGAGTAGAGGACGGAGCGAACGCGTACGCCGAGCCGGGTTGCGTACTCAGCCCACGGTGAGATCGACCCGTCGTAGGGGTCGTGACACCGACCTCCTTCGACGTAAACGAAGTGGCCGCCGTCGTAGATCGTGTCCCCCTCGATCGAGTAGACCCCGTCCGTGGTCTCTGGCGAAATCGGCGGCTCCTCGTCAAATCGGTCGGCAGGGACGTATACCACGAAGGCGCCAGCCAGAATGGCGGCGCTCCATAGATCGTGCGTCGAATTGCCAGCCGCTGGGTCTGGGATAGACTCGGCGTTCAGGGCCTTCGCCGCGGCAAGCGCCTCGTGCGCGTCCTCGTACGTGTGCCCCAGGAGCATGGCGAGGGCGCACACTCCACAGTCCATGCGGGTCTGTTGAAGTATCACGCGGCCTTGGGGATGAGGTCCAGCAGGCGGCCGAACACGTCCACCTCCAGCGAGCCCAGCGCCTTCGCCGTCTCGCCCGCCTCGGGCGGCACGGGCGGGGTGCCGGGCTCCGGCGGATCCACCGGCGGCGACGCCGAGGCGGGCGGGGCCACGGGCGCGGGGTCGGTGCGGAACGTGTGCGACTCGTCGATGTCCGGCGGCAGGTTCAGCTTCTCGCGCACCTCCTCCAGAGACGCCACCCGGTGCTCCGAGTACGCCGCGCCGTACCGCTTCCACCGCGCGTCCTCGTCCTCCTGCAGCGCCTTGATCTCGGCCTCGTCCGCGTCGAAGCGTGCGCCCTCGGGCAGGAGCCAGCGCGAGAGCGCGTCGAGGATGCGCCGCCGCACGAACGGCAGCACCGTCAGGATCAGCAGCGCCCGCACCTCGGAGTCCACGCCGGCGTCGGTCAGGCTCCCCGACTTCGGGTGCGCGAGCAGCTGGGGCGAGACGCCGAGCACGCACGCGGTCGCCTCCATGTCCGAGAGCAGCTTCTTCAGGAAGTCGGCGTCCTTGGGCGACATCCCGGTGGGGACGGGCTTGTAGGCGCTGCCCAGCACGTGCCACGTGCCGCGCCGCTTGCTCTCGCCCATCCGCGCGTCGAGCGACTCCTGGGCCTCGGCCGTTTGCTTGGAGGTGGTCCGCGCCGCCGGGTCGGTCGGCATCATGAACCCCTCCAGCCGCCCGCCCGAGGCGGACAGGCTCCGGTTCCAGTCGTCGGCCGCCTGGGCGCTCGACAGGGCCCGCCGCGCGCCCAGCAGGATCGGCATCCCGCTCTCCTCCATCCGCATCGCGAACGGGTCGAACGTCCGGATCGCCAGCACCCGCTCCGCCTCGACGCCCATGCGCCTGCCCTTGTAGCCGCGGAAGACGTATTCGCGGGGCTCGCCGGTCACCTCGTCGCGGACCACGTCGATCAGCTCGTCCGGCCGCCACGCGCGGAGCTCGCGCGGACGCCCGGCGTTGGGTCCCGTGACGGGCGCGAACTTCTCGACGTAGAAGCGGCCACCGCAGAAGAGGCCCCAGACGCCGGTGTCCACGATCTCGCCCCAGTGGCGCCGGAGCACGTCGAGTTCCTTTCCGTCGTGCGAGGCGACCTCGTCCTCGTCCTCGCGCTTCATGACGACCAGCGGCAGCGCGGCGGCGTTGTCGGCGATGAGGCGGAGCCCGCGCGAGCCGTAGGGGCTCTCGGCCGCGAGGCGCGCGAGGCGGACGTAGCTGGCCTCGACGAGCCCGAGCGACGAGGCCAGGAAGCCGACCCAGCCGGAGGGGTTGGTGAGCGAGAGCGTCGCCTTGACCGCGGCGGTGGCGCCGGACCACGCGGAGACGACGAGGGCGCCGAGGGCTTTGAGGGGGTTCATCGTGGGCCGGGGCCGTGGTTAGAAGACGGTGGAGTAGTCGATCGACGAGCCGAGATGCTCGGCGAACAGGCGCATGGCTTCCATGTCGCCGTAGTCCGGGGAGCGGCCGAGGCGCTGCTTGATGCCCCACGTCTTGCTCTTGCCGTCCTTGGGCTCGACCTCGATGCGCTTCTCCTGCCCGATGCGGTACCGAGGCGCGAGGAGATCCTCCTGCAGCTTGCGCTTCACGTCGGCAGGCAGATCGGCCGAGAACGCGACCGTGCCCGCCTCGAGCTGGACGCTGAGGTACCAGAGCGCCTGGCTGCGGAGGTTGTTGAACTCGAGCGAGTCTTCGAGGCCGGGGCGCCCGTCGGCCTCGTCCACGTGGGGGACGGGCGAGGCCCCGCCGACGAACTCGGCCACGTCGAGGCCCTCAGAGCGCGCCGTGTCGGCCGCGCCGGACCCGAGGCCGACGACATCGACGGCCACCAGCTCGGCCGCGACGCTTCGCTCGTTGGCGAGCGACACGAGCCGCTTGCCCGTCGCCGTCGTGTCCTGCCCCTTGGCCGCCTCGACGTACTCCAGCACGTAGCCCTCGCCGACGCCCGTCGTCGTCTCGTCGTCGCCGAAGCGGGCCACGTCGCAGGCCATCCGCTGGCGGCCGTCGGTCCAGGCGTCCTCGGGCAGGCGCTCGAACGCCGCCTTGACCCACTCGTACTTGATGAGCTGGTCTGGCGCATCGACGGCGACCAGCTCGCCGCGCTCGTAGACGGCCTGCATCACGCCGCCCAGCTTCGAGAAGACGGCGACGTACTCAGGCCCGATCCACGGGTTGTCGCGGTAGGTCGTGTGCTGGACGTAGACCCGGTCGGCCGCCGTGCCGGTGTCGGAGACCGTGTAGGTCTTGTGGGCGCGGACGGGCAGGTCGGCCGTCGGCACGCCGAGGTACTCGAACAGCTTCAGAGCGCGGAGCGTCGGGTTGAACGTGAGCGTGATCGACGGCACTAGCTCCGTCGCCACGCCGCGCACGCGGAGGTCCAGCTGCGCCAGGTCGGGCTCCTTGTCCTCGGAGGCGGGGAAGTCCATCTCGGTGGCCTCCTCGACCCAGACGTGCGTGATGCCCGCGAAGCTCTTCAGCTTCTCGACGTCGTCGAGGCCCGCGTGCAGGATCTCGCCACCCGAGGGGAACGTGATCGTCATCTCCTGCTTGTTGACGGCCACCATGCGGTAGCGGCCGAGCGCGCGGAGGATGTCGCAGAAGAGCTTGAAGGTGGAGTTGCGGCAGGTGCGGTAGACCTTCCGCACGACCAGCACGCGGACGTCGCCCGTGCTCCCGGCCCGGCGGACGAAGTCCTGGGCAGTAGAGACAGACTTGGAGGACCCGGCGCCGCCGTAGATGATGCGGTAGCGCGCGTCGGTCGCGAAGGCGGGCCGGAAGACGGGGTTGACCTGGTGCATCAGTCTGGGTCCCCCGCCTCGGATGGGCCGAGACCCGGCCCATCGTCGTCGCCGGGGTCGAACCACGTCAGCGTCTTCACGTGGATCGGGTCGTCCTCGGTGCCCTTCGGGCCGGTGAGCCCGAGGTGCTTCGCCAGCAGGTCGTCCGCCGCGGCCGCGTCATGTAGCTCCACCTTGACGGCGCCCGAGGCCTCCTCCTTGATCGCCTTGACGAGGTGGAGCTTCCCGGCCTCGGCCAGCCGGAGCAGGCTCACGCGCGGCTCCAGCACGACCTCGGGCGGGCCGGGGATGCTCGCGGTCGCCTCGGGGTCCAGCTCCAGCGCCACGCCGAGGCGGACGGCCTCGTGCTCCAGGGCCCGCGCCCGGTCCTCGGCCTCCTCCTCGGCGTCCTCGAACCCCGCCTCGACGAGACGGCGCCCGACGAGCCGCTCGCGGGCTGCCTCCTGGTGGAGTTGGTCGATGCGCTCGGCGGCGGCGATCTCGACGCGGGTGCTGACCTCGACCTCGACGAACTCGATCAGGTCCTCGGCGGTCGCGCGTGCCCGTTGGTCGACACGGTAGAGGACCTCGTTTGCCTCAATGCCGAACCCGTCGAGACGCTCCCGAATTGCGGCTTTCACCCGGACATTTCCGGACATTCCGGCCATGCGCTGGCCGTGCTTCTCTGCGGCGGCGAGAGACCGGCTCGGCTTCTGGCGACGGCTGGCGACCGTCTGGTTCATGCCCGACGAGAAATACAGATCGACCCAGGCCTGCTCCGTCTTGGTGCAGGCGTCGTAGGCCGGGGTCTTCGAGTCGGAGGTGTCCGCGGACACGTCGGGAGGGATCAGCGGGTGGAGTCGGGCACGGCGCGGGCGTGCTGGCGGAGCGCGTAGAGGCGACCGCGGAGGTCGTCCACCTCGGCGGTGAGGCGGAGGACCTCGGCGCGGAGGACTTCGGCGCGGTCGGCCTCACAGCCGACGGTGACGGGCACGGCCGGCGGGAGCGCGTCCCACGGGCGCGCGTCCCACTCGGGCCGCACCTGTGCCGAGGCGACAGAGGCCGCGAGCAGGAGCAGGATCAGACGCATGGAGTCAAGGGGCCGACGGCGGCCGCGGCCGGTCGCGTGGCAGACTTGCACCTCCGCGTGCGACCGACGGCAGGCTCGCCGCCCAGGGTGAACAGGTCAGCCCGCCACGGTGCCGAGGTCGGCGCCGGTGAGCGCGCCCCGGATCTTGGGCGCCTGGCGGACGAGCGCGCCCGCGAGCGCCACGCCGTCGTCGAAGTCGAGGTCGGCGATCTCGGCGCGGGCCTCGTCGACGGATCCGAGCACGGTGGTCGCGAGCGTCTTCACGTCGCCGATCAGGGCGAAGGCGTCAGCCCACTGGAATCCGTCGCGGACCTGCGAGATGGCAGCGGCGATGAAGTCGCCCGAGGCGTCGGCGATGGCTTCGAGGGCGGAGGTGTCGGTGTCGGTCATGGGATCGGGACGGCGTAGGTGAGGGCGATGAGCCAGACGGCCAGGATGGCCAGCGCGGCGACGCCCGCGAGGAGCGCCACCAGCATGGGGTCCGGTGGTGGATCGGACGGATGGATGGTCACGGGTCTGCAACCGGCAGCGGCGGGTGGTAGGCGCACACGATGAGCGTCGGCGCGAGCGCCCGGCCCTCGTGCTCCACGCCCGCCCCGATCGTGATCGACTCGCCCGAGGTCAGCACGTAGGGCACGCCCTCGATCACGACCTCGCAGCGGCCGTGGAGGACGTGGATCGTCTCCTGCTCCCGGTGGACGTGACTGGGGAAGCTGCCCGTCCAGTAGAACACGGTGGCGCTCACGTCGTCGGCGAGCGGGCAGTCGGGCGGCAGCGGGCAGTCGCGCCCGGTGATGCCGTCCACGCCGGGGATGTCCGTCCACTCGTCGCCGATGCGCGCCAGCTCGACGGCGGGCGTCTCGGACGGGCCGAACGTGAACAGGCGCCGGATGCGACGGCGGTACTGCTCGGCGGGCTCGCGGAATCGGTCCACGGTCGGGGCGGTCGTCATGGCGAGGAGAGGCGGGCGACCTGGTCGCTGACGTGCGAGCGCATCTGGTCGAGGTTGTCGCGCATCGCGATCGTCATGCGGCCGTCGTGGTCGCGCACGTCCACGTGGACGCGCTCCAGCACGCCGGCCACGTCGCGGAGGACCTCTCGGTCGCGGTCCCGCTCGGAGATTCGGGCGTCGTTCAGGCGCCGGATCTCGGCCAGGTGGTCCGCGATCTGCTTCTGTAGCTCAGCCCGCGCGGCGACCAGGTCACGCACGACCCAGGCCCCGCCCAACAGCAGGATGGCCAGGATGGGAGAGAGCTTCTCCAGCAGCGCGAGGAAGGTGGTCTCCATCAGCCGCGCCAGGTGGCGGCGACGCCTCGCGCGTCCCCATGGACGAACGTGGCGTAACGCCCGATACCGCCCACGTAGGTGTAGCTCGCCCGGTCCGCCTCGGCGGTGAAGCCGAGCCCCCGGCGCGAGAACGGCTCTCCGAAGACGCTCTCGGTGAAGGCCGGGCCGAGGCCGTAGTCGGCCGCGACGGCGGCGAGCACGCGGGCCTGCCCCGTCGTCAGCTCGACGTGGACGCGCCGGAGCGACGCCTCCACCTCGGCGAGGGCGCGGGGACTGCTGCCGACGGCGACGCGGTCGCGGGCGGTGCAGGCGCGATGGGCGCTTTTCGAGGCGCCGCCGATGGCCGCGTTGTACGGGCCGTCGCGGTGGATCGAGTTGAACCGGAGCGGGACGCCGAGATGGTCGCGGACCTTCTGGTCGTAGACGAGGAGCGCGAGGAGGCGGTAGAGGCCCCAGGGCTTGGGGAGCCGGTTCTTGACGCCGGTGCGCGTCTGCCGGGCGTGGACGGCGACGACCTCGCGGCCGGAGATGTTGGGCAGCCGGAGCGCGTCGACGCACTGGGCGACGTAGGTGCCGTAGGCCGCCCGGTCGTCCGGCGACGGCGGGGCGAAGACGGCGCCGAGGCGGTGGATAGCGTCCGCGTGGCGCTCGGCGCGGGCGAGGCTGGCGCCGAGGTCGAGGGCGGCGGCCGACTCCTCCATTCCCTCGTCGGGTCCGGCGTCGATGGGCTGCGCGGGGAGGGCGTCGAGCTGGAGCCCGGCGAGGTCTACAAGGGTGGCCACGGCGACTGTCTGGGGGGACAGTCACCCTACGGATCGGCCCTCACTGCGCGCAACGGGGCATCCGGCCCGGTCGGCGGTGTCCGCGGACACGTCGGGCGCGGTCTATACCTGCCCTCCGGTCCGCCTCGGGTGTGCTGCCGAGGCGGGCGGGGTCACGGCCCGAGGACGGGGCCGCTGGGCCCACCGAGGGCCGCGGCGAGAATCCACAGGACCGGGAGCGCGAGGAGCACCATCGCTCCAAACAGTCGGTCGCCCTTGCCGATGCCCAGCGCAGCAAAGATCACGACCGCAAGCGCCAGCGGCATCAGGAACAGGCTGCCGAGGAGCGGGACGAGGAACACGGCCACCGTGAAGACGCCCAGCAGCACGGCGGCGGTCACGTTCATCGACCGGCCAGGAGGCGGCCCCTCAGCCGCGATCTCTCGCTCAAACTCTCGGCGCTCTTCTGGTGTCATGGTGTCCTTTGCTGCCGAAGCCGTCGGCGCGCGGTCCCTTACGGGGGAATGGGTAGTCCGATGTGACCAGGGGTGGCCAGTAGTGCGCCAGTACCATTGAGCGTCCCACCACGGACGCACATACCTCGATCAATGTCTACAAAGCCGATGAGTGGGACGGGTGACGCAAGTACCGTCAGCGCGAGCACGGAAGATGTCCTCATGTTTCCGATCCCCGACCATGACGGCGACCCGACGCCCGGCCTCGACGCCGCGCTGGCGGAGATCGACCGGCGCTACCCGGCCCATCCGATGCGGCGGGCACTGAGGGCCGCGGCGTGCTACAACCACGGCGACCCGATGCGGTGGCACGTCGAGATGCAGCTCTCGCTGGACGAGTTCGCGGACATGCAGGGGCTCAGTCGGCGGGAAGTAGATCAGCTCGTGGTTCCGGCTCGTCGGTTCGTGGAGCGCCGGACGCCACGATCCGAGCGGTAGCGCGGAGGGCGGGGCCGGTGCGCTCGCCCTGGCCGAGCACGGCGACGGGGACGCGCACCTCGGTGCCGCCGCCGAAGTCGATCACGAGGAGGATGTCCGGCGGCTCGCCCGCGCGGGCGCCCTCCTCCAGGTAGCCGAGGCGGGACGGGCCACCGCCGGGCAGGCGAGGCGTGTCCGCGGGAACCTGGGCCTCCAGCATCCGCCGCCGTTGTGAAGCGCTGGCCTCCTCGGGATCGTCAGTGACGAACACGTACTTCCCGTGACCTTTCCTGACTAAGAAGCCTTCCTCCGCCAGCGCAGGGAGCATGTTCTTCACGCTCCCGTAGCTGCTGCCTGGGGTGCGCTCGTGGACCGCTTTCGGGCCTATCGGGGCCTCAGCCTCACGAATGGTGGAAAGGACGGCTTCGCGTTCGTCGGAGAGGGTTTCGGGCACGGCTGTGATCGAAAGTGACTTTATGTGGTGGGGTCACTTGCTTTCGAGGAAGTAGTCACTTACTATTGGTCACCGGGTCGTCCGGCCCGGTACCCCGAACGCTACGCACCCCCCGCAAACGATGCAAGTCACCCCCGAGGCTGTCCTCCGCCGAAAGCATGCACTCTCCGGTGTCATCCTCGGCCGGACCGTCACCTGGCGGGAGATCGCGGAGGTCTCCGCCCACCTCGGCGAGCCCTACCCGCCGCGGCGCCTCAAGAAGGCTGCCCACCGCGAGGAGGTCTCTCAGCCCGTCCTCGACGCCACCTGGGCCGCCCTAGGGGTCGTCGAGGAGCGGATCGAGGCCCAGCGGGCCGCAGCCTCCGGCGACCGCGCCGCGATGGACCGCCTCGACGCCGAGGCCGAGCGACACGCTCTCGCCTGAACACACGAGCGGCCGGTCGTGGACAAGACGACCGGCCGCGCCAACGCCCACCCACAGCAGACCGAACCTGCCATGAAGCGAACGTCACGCCGACAAAGTACGGCACCCCTCCACGCGCCCCAAGCGCCGCCCCGCCTGCACGAGGACCGCAACGTCCGCGACGGCCTTCTCGACCTGGGGCCTCTCGGCGTCGCCACCGTCCGCATCGTGCGGACGAGCCTGCTCTTCTACACCGGCGGCCGCGGCGACGTGCCGGAGGTCGTCTACGAGGCCTACCTCCGCACGCCGCGCACCATCCGCGAGAAGCAGGGCGACGGCGGCTGGGTGCTCCTCTACGGGCAGGTGCTCGTGAACTGGCAGACGCCCGCGAGCGCGCTCCACGCCTGGCGCGTCGTGGCCGGCCGCGTCGAGGCGATGGTCGCGACCCGCCCGCTGCCCGTGGCCGCCGACCGCCCGCGCCTGGCCCGCGTGCCCAGCCCGCCGCGGCTGCCGAGCGCGCCCGGCATGGAGGAGCCGCTCGACCGTCCGAGCGCCACGCCTCCGCCTGTCCCGCCTCGGTCGCCCCGAGGTCCGGTCCGCATCGTCCGCCCCGCCCGCCCTGTCCATGGCCGCCCCGGCACCGGTATCGGTGCCAAGGCGAGCCGAGCCGCGTAGCCCGATGAGCACAGTCCTTTCCGATCGCGCCGACGCGCTCCCCGATCTCCCGAACGATCCGGGGCACCCGCTCCGCCCGTTCGTCTTCACCTGGATGGAGACAGGCCACATCGACGCCCGAACCTGGGTCGGCTACACCGCCCGCGAGGAGTTCCACGGCATCGAGCGGATCGTGCGCGTCCCGCGCCGTCGCCCGATGTACGGGGCGAAGAGGCGCAAAGACGAGCTGGTCATCACGACCGAGCAGACGCACTACCGCTTCGACGACGACGGCTCCGGCGGCCCCGCTCCGACGGGCTCCGGCCCGCTGGACGCCCTCACATTCGAGGAGATGGAGGCGGAGTTGAAGCGCCGCCATGGCCCCTACGTCAACAACGTCGCCGAGCACCCCCTCGTCCAGGCGTGGCGTCAAGGCTACGAGATCGAGTGGACGCCGGCGCCGTGTCCCTACCCCGTCGGCTCACAGGTCCGTCGCCACGGCCGCGAGATGGAGGACAAGAGCGAGCGGCTCGCAGAGCGCCTTCGCTCGCGGGTCTACGAGGTCACGCAGGCTCACCCGCTCTATTCCAAGGTGGAGACGAAGCGCGGCCCACAGTGGATCGCGAACCGCCTCCTCGAGATCGCTGAGGCGGAGGCCCAGTCGTGAGCCGCCTCCTCTTCCTCGCCGACGGCACCGACGCCGCCCGTATCAACGTCCTCGGCCGCTGGGCGCCCGTCGATCTCTCCGGCACCGGCCCCCTCGTCTTCCGGGACGGCCGCTGGGTCTGCTCCCCGCGCGAGTTCAGCAAGCTCTACCAGCGCGGCTTCGCCCGCCTCGTGGTGCAGGTCGGCACGCTCATCGACCCCGACGCCGCCGAGCCCGCCGACCACGTCCAGGCCCTCGCGGGCAGCATCGAGGAGGCCGGATCTGCCGCCCGCGGTTTCGCCGACGCCCTCGACGCCCTCCGGGAGGCCGCGCCATGACCGCCGTGGCGCTGCTCCAGTCCATCGCCGCCCTCTGTGCGGCGCTCACCCTCTGGCTCGTCGTCGACGGACGCCGCCGCAAGGCCGAGGCCGACGACCTCGAACTCGCCGAGCGCCTCCTCCGCGAGCTGCTCGACGAGATCAACGCCGGGATCGACGAAGGCCCGTCGCCCCGCTAGCCCAACACTGCATTATGCCCGAATCCGCACTCCAGCGCGTCGAGACCGGCGCCGTCGCCCTCGCCTCGACGCCGCCCGCGTTCACGCGCGAGCAGATCGACCTCATCAAGCGCACCGTCGCCGAGGGCACCTCCGACGACGAGCTGGCGCTCTTCCTGGAGGTCTGCCGCACGACCGGCCTCAACCCCTTCCAGCGCCAGATCTACGCCATCATGCGCGAGACCTGGAACCCGGCGACCCGGCGGCGCGAGCCGAAGATGACGATCCAGACGGGCATCGACGGCTACCGGCTGATCGCCTCCCGCACGGGCGCGCACCTCGGGACCGACGACATCGAGTTCGGCCCGGTCGGCGAGGAAGGCCCCGAGTGGGCGCGCTGCACCGTCTACCGCCTCGTCTCCGGCCAGCGCGCCGCCTTCACCGCGACCGCCCGCTGGGACGAGTACGTGCAGCGCAAGCGCGGCCAGGGCGGCGTCGACAAGGGGCCGTCCGAGATGTGGTCCCGGATGGGGCACACGATGCTCGGCAAGTGCGCCGAGTCGCTGGCGCTGCGCCGCGCCTTCCCGGCCGAGATGTCCGGCGTCTACACGCGCGAGGAGATGGCCCAGGCCAGCGCGGAAGAGGCTTCCGCAGTGGAAGACGCCGACGTTGTCGAGGAGCGCCCGGCCCCGCGCCGGTCTCATCGTGCCCTACGCGAGGAGGGACTGGAGCGCCGCCGGCAGGTGAGCGAGCCCGCCCGCCTCGGCTTCCAGGGCGAGGACCTCTACGCCGGTCCCGCCGAGCCCGAGGCGGAGGCGGTCGCCGACGTGCCCGACCCCGACGCGCTGGCCACGCTCTGCGCCGAGCGCCTCGACCTCGTGAGCGACGCCAGCCTGGAGACGCTGGGCGCCTGGTACGAGGAGGCCAAGACGTGGCCCCAGCCCTACGGCCCGCGCCTCGGGTCGGCCATCGCCGCCGAGGCGAAGAGCCGCCAGCCCCAGGACTGACCCGATGCCCGCCGCCGTCCACCATCTCCCGCCCGCGCGCCGCGTGTCCACGCCGAAGCCGCCCGCCGTCCCACCCGCACCCAAGGGGGACTATCCCTACTGCCTCGGGCAGCCGGTGAGCGCGCTGCAGTCCCGCGTCGCGATGGCCACCGAGCTTCTCCAGCTGACCGGCCGGCCGTTCGACTGGGACTCGGCCGTCGCCGACTACATGGTGGAGACCGACAAGGGCAAGCCGGAGACGTGGAGCCTGGAGGACCGCGCCGCCCGCTGGGGCTGGGCCGTCTCGAAGACGACCATGCACCGCCGGATGGAGCGGGTCCGCGAGGACGCCTCCGACCGAGCCGACCTCTACCGCTCGAAGCGGGCCGCGCGAGACCGCGCCGAGGCGCAGGCGCGCTTCGGAGCCCCTGCCGAAGAGTCTTCCCCTAACCCGGCACCGGGGCTGGAACGCGAGCGGAACGGAGGTGGAACGGAGCGGAACGAACGCGGAACGAAACCGCCCGAATCTGGCAATACGGGGCGATCTGCGGAACGGGACGAAACGGAGGCGGAACGCGAGCGGAACGGAGGCGGAACGGCCCTACCTCATACATCGCGCGCGACAGACCACAGACCTCATACCAACATCCCTGAGCAGCAGGAGCCGCCGCGCGCGCGAGGCGAGCCGAACGGCTGGGGTCTCGGATCGTCGGGACCCGACACCGGCCCGCTGCCCGAGAACGTCGAGCGGTACCGCGACCGGATCGACGCCGCCCTCGCCCTGCCCGACGGCGACCGCGAGCGCTGGGCCTTCCGCGTCCTCGCCGCCCGCACCGGCCACCTGGTTCAGATCCGCGCCGACCTCGGCGCCCTCACCGACGACGGCCTCACCGCCCGCGCCGTCGCCGCCCTCGTCGTCACCGAGGCGGAAGCGGAGGCATCGAGCCACCGCGCCCGCCTGGCCTTCTTCCGCTCCGTCCTCGACCGCCTCTCCGACCATGCCCGACTCGACGCCCTCCCCCCGAGCCAACTCCCTGCAGCCACTCAGCCTGCTCACCGACAGACTGGCGGGCGACCTCGCCGAGCGCCGGTTCGCCGCGGAGCCTGGAGCGACACCGACTTCGACGCCTGAGGACGGGGCCACCTACCGCCTCGACCCCGACGCCTGCGTCCTCCCAGGACGCCCCTGCTACGGCGTCTCCCTCACGCCCCCCGACTCCGGGCGCCCCGTCCGCTTCTGCGCCTGCCCCGACGGCCTCCACTCGCGCGCCAAGTTCGAGCGCGGCCTCGCCCTCGACTTCCGCGAGGCAGGCGTCCCCGACCGTCTCGCGGGCTGCACCCTCGACTCCGCCGCTGACATCCACGCCGACCGGCCCGGTACCCAGCCCGCCCTCGACGCCGCCCACCGCTTCGTCGGCCGCTACCTCGAAGGCTCCGCACCGCGCGCCGGGCTCGTCCTCACCGGCCCCGTCGGCACCGGCAAGTCCGGTCTCCTCGCCGCCCTCACCCACGCCGTCCAGGCCCTCGGCGTGCCGGTCCTCTGGTACACCTACGCCGGGCTCGTCGCCGCCGTACAGGAGCACTACGGCTCCGGCCGCGCCGACGTGCGCCAGATCAACGCCGAGCGGGCGCCGGTGCTCGTGCTCGATGACCTCGGCGACCCCTACCGGATCCGCGGCGACAGCCAGGAGACGGAGGACCGCCGGAGGATCGTGCACGCCGTCGTGAGCGCCCGTGCCGCCGCCTTTCGCCCCACGCTGGTCAGCGCCAACTACGACAGCCTCAACGACCTCGCGCAGCAGTTCGACCCGCGCATCGCCGACCGCCTGCGGGAGTCGTGCGAGCGGCACACCCTCGCGGGGGCCTCCCTCCGCACGAGCCCCACGATCTGATGGCCTCCGACAAGCCCATGCCCGAGGCCGACCGCTCGGCGCTCACCGCCGCCCGCGAGGCCGCCCACGCCCGCCGCGAGGCCACCGGCGTGCTCGTCTGGCCCCACGGAGGCGCCTCCGACGACCTCGCCGACGAGGTGGCGCGCTGCCTGACCTCGGCCGACCACCTCTCGCCCGCCGAGGCCGCCCGCCTCGTGATCGACCTCCGCCCCCGGCCCGCCGCACTCCTCCCTACCGAGACCCGCTGATCCGATGCCGTTCGCCACCGACCACCCCTCGCGCGCCGTCGCGCCCGACCCGAACCCCGCCGAGAAGCGCGCCGCCGCGCTCCGCGCCCTGCTCGCCCGCAAGGGCGGCACCCCGGTCCGGACTCAGTTCGGCCAGTTCAACTACCGCGGCTCCGGCTACGGCTCCGCGGTCCTCCGCATCGCCGTCGAGGCGGGCTGGCTCGTCGAGGCCCGCCGCACGCCTGCGGCGCGCTTCGACGCCGAGCACGACCGCGTCGAGTACCGCTACGTGGAACTGGCCTCCGCGGCGGACGTGGCTTCCCCGGTCGCCCGCGAGTCGAAGCCCGAGACGAAGCGGCGGACCCAGCGCCCCACGCGCAAGGCGTCGACTCGGCAGGCGTCGAGGCGGCAGGCGTCGAGGCGGAGCAAGTCCTCTCTGCCGACCGAGCCCCAGCCGCTCGCCGACGGCACGCCGTGCCTCTCGCGCGCCGACGCGGCCGTCCGCTGGGGCACGACCCACTGGGCGCTCACCAAGGCCGTCTCGAACGACCGCGTGGACGTAGGCGCTCCCTACCGCGCCCCCGGTGCTCCGGGAGCCCCCAGCGTCCCGATCGCGCTCACGCCCAAGACCGAGCGCTACGCCGCCCGCACCTGGCTGAAGCCGCCGACGCCCTCGCGCCGCTCGACGCTGCCGACGAGCCCGCCGCCCACCGAGGACGGCCACGAGTGCGTCACCATCGCCGCGGCCGTCGAGCGGTTCGAGACCACCGAGTCGGCGCTCCGCAACGCGCTCCACCACGGGCGTATCGAGCGCGGCCCCAAGTACCTGCCCGAGGGCGCCACCGGGCGCGGCCTGATCTCCGTGGCGCTCTCGCCTCGCACGCTGGCCTACGCGAAGCGGGTGTGGGCGGCGAAGGCTGCGCCGCGCGTGGCGGAGCTGGTCGACGGGTCCGAGATCCTGAGCCGCCACCTGTGGCGCGCGCTGGGCTACGTCGGCCGCCCACATCGGGACCAGATCACGCGCCTCGACGCGGTGCCGAACCGCTACGTCCATCCGACCAACCATCGGCAGGGCCGCCTCTACCGCGTCGGGCGCGAGCTGGTCGAGGTGGCCCGCGCGCTCGGCGTCGAGGTGCGGCTCGTCGCCCCGCCCCGTCCCGACGCCGAGCCGCTGCCCGCGAGCCCGCCCGCCTCGGTGGCCAGCTGGACCGACCTCCTCGACCTCACCCCCGAGGTCGCCACCCCCGTCTTCGCCTGAGATCCCATGCCTACCGTCTTCGTCCCCCTCGACCGCGTCCAGGACTCGCCCTACCAGCCCCGGCGCCACTACGACCCCGCCGCCGTCGAGGCGCTGGCGGACTCCATCGCCCGCGACGGCCAGCTCCAGACGCCAGTCGGCAGGTTCACCCGGACCGGCGACACCCCGTTCAGTGCCCCCTCGACCGCCGAGGTGATCAAGTCGGGGGACCTCGGGGCAGAGATGGACCGCCAGAGCATCGTCTGCCAGCTCGCCCTCGGCCACCGCCGCGCCCGCGCCTGGCGCCTCCTCTGGGATCGCCATCGCGACACCGCCCCCGAGTTCCGCCCGCCCGGCATGGACGGCGTGCCCGTGGACGCGATGCCGGTCACCCTGGAGCCGCTGACCGACGAGCAGATGTTCGCCCGCGGCGTCACCGAGAACCGCCAGCGCGAGGGCATCTCCGCCGTCGAGGAGGCCGAGGCCATGCAGGCCGCCATCGAGTCGTTCGGCTGGACGCACGAGGTCATCGGCGAGCGCTTCGGCTACACCCGCGCCACGGTCTCCAACAAGCTCCGCCTGCTGAAGCTGCCCGAGGCCGTGCGCGAGATCGTGGTCGAGGGCCTCCTGCCCGAGCGGACCGCCCGCGCGCTCGTCGCCATGTTCGACCTCGACGATCGGCTGGCGCCCTTCGCCACGCACCGCGACGTGCAGGACCGCCGCCTGGGGGATCTGGAGATCCGGATGAAGCTGGAGGGCGGCGAGACGCACGAGGGGTTCGCGGCCTACGTCCGGCGCTACCTGCAGCAGGTCGAGGCGCTGGCCGACGCTGACGAGCGCGAGCGTGCGCCCGGCCTCGACTTCGGCGACGACACGCCCGAGGCGGGCGCACCCGAGGCGGAGGACCTGGGCTCGGTCGGCGCCTGGGTCTCGATCCGTCAGAACGGGTCGTTCGCGTCGGCCGAGCGCACCCGCGTCGAGCTGCCGTCGCAGGGCGCCTTCGACGTGGACGGGAAGACCTACCACGTCGTGCCGAGCGTGTCTCGGCTCCACGCCGACGGGACGCCGGACATCGACCTCGGGCACGGCCGCGACCAGTTCGACGTGATCGACCCGGACGGCGAGATCGTGTGCCGCTACAGCAAGACGGTCGCCGCGGCCGAGCGCGAGGCCCGGTCCCGGATCCGGCACGCCGCGACGCTGGAGGCCACCGAGGACGACACCTACGACGACGGCGGCGCCCGCCTCGGGCAGATCGCGGAGACGGTCGGGGAGGACCTGGGCGTCAAGGCCCCGGCCACGCCGCCGCCGACGAGCGAGCCCGACGCGAATCTCCACGAGCCGCCCTTCGGCATCGACGAGGACGGCGAGCCGCTCACCGAGGCGGAGATGGTTGCGCGCGAGGCGGAGGCGGCCGACTGGGCTGCGCTAACCGCGCGGGTCTACGAACTCGCCACGACTGTACCGATGGACGTCAGGAAGATGCTGTCCCCCCTCGTCGATTTCCCCAAGCGGATGGCCGGCGCTGACCGGGACGCTTGGGCCGATGCGTTCAGCGAGGGCGTCCTCGCCAAGATGAGGGAGCTTGACGCGGGGAGCGCACGGGCAGCCGCCTACCGGTTCAACCTGATCCACGATGTCGCGTGGCCCGAGGCCGACGTGTCCGCGGACACCATCCGACTCACCCCCGGCCAGGGCGGCGAGCGCGACGTGCCTATTCGTCGCCGGTTTGAGGCCCACGGTCACGAGTGGGCAGTCGTCCCGACGCTCCGCATGGGTGACAGCGGAGAGCTCCGCCTCGGTGGCGTGCTCGACGTGGTCCACGTCGGCACCGCAGCGTCGCTCCGCGTGGCAAGACAGCGGCTCACGAGCGTGGACGAGGCCGAGACGGCAGCGCGTGAGGTCCTGGACAGACAAGGGCCGGGTAAGATCGAGGCGGCCATCTCGGATGTCACTCAGAGTGACGCGCCCAAGGTGTCCGCGGACACTTCCACCGTCGTCCCAGAGGGTGAGGGGTTCGACTTCTCCAAGCCCGAACCCGCCGCCTTCTCCGGCACCCGCCCCTCCGAGGCCGCCGACCCCGTGGCCGCGACCCGCGCCGCGCTCGACGCCGGCGACGACCCGCACCTGCTCCGGCGGGACCTGAAGGAGGCCCGGCGCGGCGTGAGCGGCCCCCCGCTTGTCGCCATCATCCAGGCCCTCAGCCTCGTCAACGACCACATCGAGAGGGCCGAGGCCGGTCCGCTCGACGAGACGGACTCGCTGGAGCCTCACCTCGAGGCCTTCGTCGAGCGCGTCCGCACGAACCGCGCCGAGAAGCCCGCCCATCCCGACCTCGGCCCCGTCTACACGGTGCGGAACGCGAACGAGGTCGCGATGGCGCGCGAGCTGGTCCAGCGCGGCTGGCTGCGTCTCGTGCGAGGTGGGCTCTACGACCTCACGGCAGAGGCCGAGATGTGGAAGGCGTTCGTGAACGCTGCCAACGGCGACGGCGCCGCCACCGAGACCGCGCCCGAGGTCGCCGAGGCATGACCCCGGTGACGCAAACCAAGCTCGTCGATCGCGACGGATACGGGACATGCTGGACCGCGTGCCTCGCCTCGTTGCTCGACCTCCCCGAGGTGGCCGTCCCCCACTTCGCGAGCGGCCGATTCTCGGAGGGGCCGGAATCAGACATCGAGGCGACCGTGAACGCAGACGCACCCCTCGGCTGGTGGCCTGCATCCCTGGGCTGGCTGTGGATGATGGGGCACCGCCTGTGGATCGTGGACCCGAGCGAGCCGGACTGCCCAGACCACTACCTCATCGCGAGCGGCCTGTCGCCCCGGTCTCCCGGCCCTGACGGAAAGGAGATCCACCACGCGGTGATCTACGCGCGCCAGCCTGACGGGAGCTACGCGCTCGCCCACGACCCCTACCCGGGCGGGGAGGGCCTTGTGGGGGAGCCGACCAGATTCGAGGCCATCCGCCCTATCGCTGACGAGGTCCCAGCATGAGCAGCCCCGCCTCCGACGCCCTCCGCGTCCACCGCCAGATCCAGGCGTCCCCCCTCCGCGAGCGCCTCCTGCAGCTCTACCGCCGCGCCGCCCGAGGCGAGCTGGTCGACAGCCAGGGCCGCGCCTGGAAGGGCCTCACCGACTACGAGGCCGCCGGGATGCTGAAGGTCGAGCGGACCAGTGTGAACGCTGCGAGAAACGCCCTCGTCGCCGACGGCCACGTCCGCCAGCTCCGCAAGCGGCTCTGCCGCTACCGCCCCTCCCAGCAGCAGGTCTGGGCGTGGTCCCTCGCGACAGTCCTCCATCCCGCCTCGGACCGATGAGCCCCTTCGGACCCAGCCGATTCGCCCCGCCTCCGGTCGATCCCTACCGGACGCGCCAGGCCGAGTGCAAGCACTGCCGTCGGCCCATCGTCTACGTGACCATGGAGAAGACGGGCGGCAAGATGCCGTGCGACCCGACGCAGCACTACGGCGACGGCCAGCGCACGCTCGTCGAGCGCGTCGACGCCGGGCGCCGCGGCACCGTCGGCCGGGTCCACGTCAAGGCGCCGGAGACGATCCTCGGGCTGGAGCCGCACTTCGGCACCTGCCCGGTGCTGCTCCGCAAGCGCGCGATCGAGGCGGCCCGCAAGGATGCCGAGGCGGAGCGCGCAGCTGCGGAGGAGCGCGCGACGGCGGCCGGCTGCACCATCCACCGCCTCGGCGCCGACCGATGACGCGCGCCGACCACGCCCGCGCCCTCGCGCACCGCGCCGCCCGCCTCGACGCCGGGGAGGAGGAGGCGTGGGCGACCGTCAACGGCTTCAGCCGCTACGAGGTGTCGAGCTGGGGATTCGTCCGCAACCGGAAGAGCGGCCGCATCCTCAAGCCCTTCGTCCACGACCGCGCGTTCCCGGCGACGGCCTACCTCCGCGTCTCGCTCTACAAGGCCAGCGGCCCGAACCGCCGCCGTCCGTTCCACCGGTTCGTGCATCGGCTCGTCGCGCTCTACCACGTCCCCGGCCGGACGCGCCACCGCTACGAGGTCCATCACCTGCCCGACCCGGAGACCGGACGGCCGGACCTCGCCGACTGCGCCGCGGGCTCGCTCGTCTGGGTGACGCCCGAGGAGAACCGCCGGTGCCGCGGGGTCTCTGGCCCCGGCGTGGAGACCGGCCCGGCGCGGACGCTCGCGGACGTGCGCGCCGAGATCGCCGCCGAGGCCGAGGCCTGGCGCGCGGAGAGGGCGAGCGACCCGACGTGGATCCCGACGACCACCGAGATCCCCTTCTGAGATGACGCCGCAGCAACTCGCCATCGAGAAGTCGCGCGACCCCTACCGCGCCGACGGCCAACTGGCCCTCTGCAAAGGGTGCGAGCACATGATCCGCTGGCTCACGACCGAGAAGGGGAAGTCTGTGCCGGTCGCGCCTTTCCCGCTGCCCGGCAACTGGGGAGGCCCGCTCTGGGGCTACGGCCCCGAGCGCACCGACGGCGAGCCACCCGAGGAGAGCGGCGTGCTCTACGTGCTGCCCGCCAGCCGTCGCCGCGCTGCCGACTCCGGCTGGACCGGCGGCGCCCGGCTCCACACGCGGCCGCCCTCGACCGTCCTGGGCTACCGCCCGCACTGGCCGGACTGCCCGGCCGCCGACCGCTTCAAGTCCACCAAGCCAGCGGCGGAGGCCGCGACCCGATGAGCTACGACGCGTGGGGCGATCCGCCCGAACCCGAATACGACCCCGAGTGCCCGACCTGCGGCGGCACCCTCGACTGGGAGGACTGCCACAGCTGCGAGGATGGCTACTCCCACCACGACTGCGGCGAAGACACATGCTGCTGTCTCTACCCAGACGACAACGTCGAGTGCGACGTGTGCGACGGCAACTCCGGCTGGTACCGGTGTTGGAACGACCACGATGGGCAGCGGGACTTCTCGGCGTCCGAACTGCCCGAGGCTCGATGACCGACCCCCACACCGTCGTCCTCTGGCACCGCGGCGTCCGGTGGACGCTCCGCGACATCGCGCGCCTGATCGTCCACGAGGGCGGCAAGGGCATCCCCGATGCGTCGGCCGCGACGGGCCTCTCGATCGAGCAGACCGCCCAGGCCGTGCGGCGCCTCCCCTCAGACCTGCCCCGCCGAGCGTCCGGCCGCTACGTCTCGCCGCGCGCCCTCCCCCGCCCTCCCCGCCTCGGTGCCGAGGCGGACATCCCTGCACCGCCCGATGCCTGAGATCATGGATCCCGACTGCTTGACTGCCCACCAAATCGACGGCTTCCTCAGCGAGAAGTACGCTGAGGACCCGTGGTTTTACTTCTCCGAGGTCCCAGAGAGGACGGGGTACCACGGCCGCAGCATTGACGGTCTCGCCGTCAACGTCTGGCCGTCTCAGTTCGCCATCGTCGCCTTCGAGGTGAAGGTGAGCCGGGGCGACTTCCTGCGCGAGATCGCAGACCCGGGCAAACGTGCGCCCTTCGTCGCCAACAGCACGGAGTTCTACTTCGTGACTCCGAACGGGCTCGTTCAGCCGGAGGAGGTCCCCGTTGAGTGCGGCCTGATGTGGGTACAGTCGGGGGGAAGGCTCGTGCGGAAAAAGATCGCCCAGCAGCGTCGGATCGAGTCAGTCGAGCCTTCCTTCCTGGCCAGTCTGATTCGCCAGCAAGGGCGAGGCCGTGCCTACGATGGCCGCAAGCTGTTCAAGTACGCGGGCCGGGAGATGACGCGGGAAGAACTGTCGGCGGAGTGCGAGGACGCCATCCGTCGCGGCATCGAGGAGGATGCGCCCGACTGGCGCCGCCAGATGCGGGAGGAGGTCGCCGCGAAGTGGGAGAAGGACAACGCGCACCGTCTGGCCATCTCAGATGCCATCGCGGCGCAGGGTCGCGCGCTCGGCTTCCCCTACATCTATCCCACATCGAGTCCAGAGGGCATCAAGGCGGACGTGACGGCGTGGCTGAATGGCCTACAGGCGTCCGGGATGCCACTGCCGCGCCGCGCCGCCCTCAAAGCAGCTAGAGACAAGATGAACCATGCACTTGCCTTCCTCGACGAAGCCTGA